CCCGTGACATCGACTGTCCCAGTCTGGCCTGTCGCAGAAAGACCAGTGACGAGAACAGAGACGTCGACGGCGACTAAAACATCAACGGTCCCAGCCTGCCCAGTCGCAGAAAGACCAGTGACAGGGACAGAGACGTCGACGGCGACTAAAACATCAACGGTCCCAGTCTGCCCAGTGGCAAAAACTCCAGTGACAGGAACAACGGCGGAACCCGTGACATCAACGGTCCCAGTCTGCCCAGTGGCAAAAACTCCAGTGACAGGAACAACGGCGGAACCCGTGACATCAACGGTCCCAGTCTGCCCAGTGGCAAAAACTCCAGTGACAAGAACGTCGGCGGAACCCGTGACATCGACTGTCCCAGTCTGGCCTGTCGCAGAAAGACCAGTTACAGGAACGTCGGCGGAACCCGTGACATCGACTGTCCCAGTCTGGCCTGTCGCAGAAAGACCAGTGACAGGGACAGAGACGTCGGTGGTGGTTAAGACATCAACGGTCCCAGCCTGCCCAGTCGCAGAAAGACCAGTGACAGGGACAGAGACGTCGACGGCGACTAAAACATCAACGGTCCCAGCCTGCCCAGTCGCAGAAAGACCAGTGACAGGAACAACGGCGGAACCCGTGACATCGACTGTCCCAGTCTGGCCTGTCGCAGAAAGACCAGTGAGGGAAACGCTTACGTTGGTTCCGCCAGAGTCGATTTGCTCGGACGAGCTAAGCGGAGCACCTGACAGAGGATAGAAACCTAACATCCGGCACCTCCGTTAGATTAAGCCAGCTCCTTTAATTTAGCACAAGCCGCGCATGCGGGACAGCGAGCTTTACGCTGCCTCCTCGGGCGGGGCATCCTCTTGGACGACCGTCCAGACATCCCGGACAACGCCGTCCTGAATTTCGTAGCGGCATTCAGCGCTGACAATGATCTTACCGTCATCGGCTCTTGGGCATTGAATCCGCTCAAACGGCATGAACTGGGGCGGCAGGTTGTCCAAGTCCACAAAGGGAAACGCATCCCTCATGTTCGACTCAACAATAGGATGCTCGAACGGGGCCCCGTCCAGCATGCGGATGAACAGACGCATCACAAGTCTCCCGTGTTCGTTGACGGGAACCTTCTCCCGTATCCATAGATAATCCTGACAGCGCCGCCAGCTCCGTTGGCGTGTTCGGTGGATGCCAGTTCTGAACCTGCAGCACCGCCGCCGTAGAGTCCGGGCGTCGAGCGGTTTGTGGTTGTGTTATAGGCCCCGACAGTTGCGTTTGTGCCGCCAGAGCCTCCGGTGCCTCCGTTGCCGTCAACCCCGGCCGTGATTGAACCAGACCCGCCGTTGCCGCTTGACCCCTCCCCCAAGATACCCACACCGCCACCAGCACCAGCCGTAGCGCCAGAACCTGCAGCACCGCCGCCCCCTCCACTGCCGCCAGAACCCGCGACCCCGGAGCTGGTGCTTCCTGCTGCACCGCCCGCTCCCGAATAGCCGCCCGCGCCGCCACCACCACCGGCAGCGCTGGTGGATGTGTTTTTTCCTCCGTTCCCGCCCGCGGCGCCGCCCCCGGTCTGACCAATCAGGGGGATTTCGGTGCGGGCAAAAGAGCCGCCGGTGTTATTCGTAGCAGCGGTCGGAGAGTTTGCCCGCCCACCACCAACACCAGAAACGGTACCGCTGCTGACGAAAGAGCTTTCCCCTCCGTTGGTGGTCGTCGTCCCGCTGGTCGTGGACGTCCCTCCAGCGCCCACCGTGACCGTATACGAAGACCCGGTTACAACAGGGTAGTTGTTCAAGTAACCAAGTCCACCGCCACCGCCGCCGTTGCCCCCGCTCGAGGTGCCAAGGCCCCCGCCACCGCCACCGACGCAAACAACGCTAACGGACGGGACAAAGCTTGGAGCTACAAAAGTGTAGGTTCCGGGAGATGTGTACGCAACCTGACCCACCCGTCGGAACCACCCGTTGTACTCAGCCATCGTGAAGACACCGCCGGAGGTTCGGTTGGATAGACCTCCCCCGGAGGCGTTGGCGCTATTGCTCGAGTTGAGTGTTGTGGAGATAAATCCTCCCGGGGCTCTTGTCATATTAAGGCCTCACGAGATTTCTTCGTAGGAACAAATGACCTTGAGGTCGTTTGCAACACTCGCCGTTGCGCCAATCGACCGATCCTCTTCGAGATAGACGGGTGTTTCTTTGCTGATCACAATCAAGGACGTGTCCGGAGGGATGGTAATAGTGCTTGCAATCTGGAATGCAGTACCACCCAGCGCCGCCGAGGTGTAGTAGTTGATCGTGATGTCGGCGGAAGCGGCGACGTCCACGTTCGACACGATCAAGGTGTTGATCTTCATGACAAGACCCGAAGACGCCGCGTTGCTCACCACCGATGTTGCGCTCGTGCTGGTGAGGTTTGTAGTCGCGGTCTTGCCGATAATGCTGGTCACGTTGACGATGTTTGGCGCAGCCATCGGTTATCCCCCTATCCAAACACGAGAGCCATGGCAACAGCTCTCCCAGTATACACCGCCTTGCCAGCTGGTAGCGTCGAAAAGACGTTCTTAGTCCCCGCAACAAAGGGAACGTTAGTCCCAACGCCATAGGTTCCCGCTAAAACGATATCCCTAGAAAGGGTTGAGCCGGACAGCGTGTAGGTGCCGATGCCGATTTCATACTCGCCTGCCGCCACATTCGTAATCGCGTAGTAGGTACTGTTGTTGTTGCCCACACCATCATTAAAAGATTGGAACCCCTGAGTAGGCCCGAGTAACGCGAACGACCCGGTCCCCGTCGTCGTAGAGGTCTCAAGGACCCTATCTTCTAGTACCAGAACCACGGAAAACCTCTCTGTTAAGAGATGCGAATGATCGCGTCAGACGCAGTGGCGGCCGGGAACTGAATGGTGAAGGTGCCTGCCGTCGAGGTTTTATCGCTACCGAAATCCAGAACCACAACGGACGGGTTGGTATAGGTGTGCGCCGGGGTCGTGTTGTAGATCAGCGCGCCGCGGGCCGTGATAGTCGCCGTCGTGAACGAAAGGTCGTCGAAATCGGTGAAGGCCGTTGTCCCGGAAGTAGTCGGGTTGACGTTGGTCAGTGTTCCGCCACCAGCCGAATAGGAGCCAGAGTTGGCAACCTCGTTCGTAGCCGAGTACGCCGTCGTGGTTGCGTCAAGGGTGGCCGCGCTGGTGTACAACGCCAGCTTAAAAGTGTCCCCGCCGCTCGCGCGGAAGTCGTGAGCACCCTCGAGGAGTTGATCCTTGAACGAAGTGCACATTGCCTGAGTAATTGCCATCGCGGCCTCCTATAGCTTTTTAATGGCTTCCGCCAGTTGTGGCTGCCCAGCCTCTACAAGGGCATTATATACCGTAACACGATCCTGTGCGACAGCAAATGTCATGTATCTCGTGACGACCGCGAGAACGGCCGCGCGGTACGCAAGCGCTTGGTCCCTGATCTCTTGCGGGGCGTTATCGGACACACTGATGAGCTTGCTTACGCAACGCATCGCCACTTCCTCAGGGGTTTCCCCTCGGCCGCTTGTGGTCGTTACCACGACAACGGGGGTCTCAGGCAAAGAGAGTTTCGCGCCAAACATTATTCCTTGGACCTCACAACCATGCCCTTGCGATATTCATCGGTGACCTGCTTCGCTTCGCCCAGCATCTTGAGGCCCACGAGTGACTCTTGGAAGCGCTTGTCGTAGCTTGCCAAAAGGTCGGGGTCACCTTTGAGGAACAGGTAGGCCTCGATCATCGCGCCGTAGAACAACGTCAGTTCGGCGTTGATGCTAAGCCACGTGGTCCCGCTGTCAGACCCAGCCGTCAGGCTGGCAGGGCGGTAAAAATAGTGCAGCTCCATCGAGTACGCCGAGTTCGGAGTCGGACCCAGAATAAAGTTCTGGTTGTCAAACTGAGCGTAGTACCGAGGAGCCCCCGTAACGGCTGCGTCCGGGGAATACTCTTGAACAAAGCTGACGTCCTTAAACTCCAGAAAAACTTTATCGTTCCCAGCGTCCGTGTAACACAAAGACAACGGCGCAAGGAAGTCCGACGGGCAGCCGAGGAAGCGGTCCCCAGAAGTTGCGTTGGCGGAGACATTGTTGCGGAACAGACTTAGCTGGACGTTCTTGAGAATACGCTCTTCCGACAGGCGGATGAAGAGCGGGAGGTTGTTGACGAAGGTGGTCTCCGAGGTCTCGAGATAGTCCTGCAGAGCCTGCTTCAGCTGGCCGTAAGTAAAGCTCATGTGGTCACCACCGTAACGAAGCCGACAGTGCCAACCACCGGGTAGATGATTGCAACTGGCGGGAAGACTGTGTTGCCGACCGAGACGTAGACGTGCCCTGCCTCTGGGTCGGGACGAGGATTTCGAAGCGCCTGCGGGTCAGGGTAGGCCTTAGGCGGGAAGAGCTGCGGATGCTTCGGGTCATACTCATCCGGGCCGACGAGAAGTCCCGTCCATTCTTTTCGCATGTCGCGCAGCCGGAAGCGGACGCCGGAGCGATCAGAAATACCCCAAGCCTTTTTACCGCTGGCATACGTCATCAGAACCTCAGGTAGGCCACATCAGGCTGCAGCTTCAACGGCACCCGGTCCTCGTCTTCTTCGGCCGCGCGCGTGAACTCTTCGTCATAGATCGCCTTGAGCATGGCCATCCGGTCAGGGGCCCGCTTCATGGCAAGATAGTAAGCCAAGCCAGCAACCATGCAAGGGTAGAACCGCCACGGCATGTCGGTGGTGTTCTGCAGGGTTCCTGCGTCCTCGATGCGGCGGACGTAATAGTAGATCAACTGGTCGGTCGAGTTCTCGGGAACCTGCCAGACGGTAATCTTCGGAGCGATCTGACGGTCGTAGTAAAACTGCGACGGCCGCCCCTGCGTGGTCTTGTTGGGCAGAAGGAAGAAGTCCCCGCGGCTGATGCGCTCGACTTCGTAATCCGTGCCGTCCCGACGAAGAACCATCTCAAGGATGTCCGCGTGATCGGCGTTGACGGTGTAGGTCGCGACGTTGACCGTGACGGTGATCGTGGCTTGGTTCACGGTCCACAGGTTCAAACCGCGGTTGGCCCACTCAGCGAACATCAGGTTCAGGGACCGCCGTGCCGTGCGCGCGTCGTAGCCTGTGCGGACTTCAAGCCCGCACCGCTCATACGCCTCTTCGATAAGCTCGCCGACGTCCAGATTGAACGTCCGGGTCCCTGAGGTTGCCATGGTTTACTTCTTGCCCTTCTTGACCACTGCAGGCTTCATGCCCATGGCCATAGCCTTGCGTGGGCTGATCATGTCAGCCGAGCAGCCCTTGCCGCCCTTTTTGCCAGCCTTCATCATTTCTTCCCCTTCGCTGTTTTGGCGGACTGCCGAAACGCTTGTGCGGTCGGTGCGCCCTTGGTTCCCGGTTTCCGCATCTTCTCGTCAGAGCCTGCGGCGATGCGCTTCCGCTTGGCGTTGATGTTAGCATACAAGCCAACCTTTGCCATCCTCTTCCCTCCGGTTTCCGTGATCTGTTGGGTCATACTACCACGGTTCATGTCAGCAGTTCCACGCTCGAAGTGACTTATTGATCCGGCTGTTTGGATCGCGCTTGGTCTTCTCGCTCGTCAGCTTCGCCTTCATCCCGGACATCCGGGCGCAGAATGACGCGCGGCGGCCTTTGTCTTCTTTGCTCTTTGGGTTCGGGGCAGGGGGTTTCAAGTTCATCCCCTGCGCTTTCGCCGAAGCGCGGCCCTTGGCGTTCAGACCGCCTTTCGGGTCCTTACCCTCCTTGCGTGTCCAAGCCGGACTTTTACCCATCAGAGCGGTCCTCCGTTCTTGA